GCCTTGCTCAATGAGAGCTTGTGTAGTGCCTACAGGCGCATTGGATGTGACATTGGCTATCTTCTCTTCTGCGGTTGTAACTACACCTTTAGCAGCAGCATCCAACCAACCGAGTAAACTGAACAACACGGGACTAGGTTGATTAAAAGGAACTGCCATAGCGATTTTGCGTATGTCATCTACTCCCGGTGCACCTTCGATTTCAGATACTTGAGTAGGCTCGATAGTCGTAGACTGACCACTAATTTTTGCACCCTTAAGCTTAAGCATTGTAGGGGCGGTATTAATGTGCGCTGAGTCCAGCAATGCTCGTAAAGCACCAGTAAGAGCAGCGCTAAGACCGCCGATAAGATGAGGCAAGCCAATAGCGTAAGCGCCGCGCCAAGGAATAAACTTAAACTCGATAATCCAGTCCAACTTAGTGAAGGTATCATCTCCATCCTCCCAGTTTCTGTACAAGCCGACCACTGCTCGCTCATTCTCATCAACCATCAGAATATAAGGAGCACGCTCGCCTTTACTTACTTCATCATCTTCTAGTTCTAACCATGTGAAGATATGGAATACTCTACGAATTCCGTCAATGTTGTCAGATTGTGAGCTACGGCCTTCAATCTTATTGTTTGCTTTTTCTGCTTTTGACTCTTCAGGCTCTTGACTAACTCTATACACATCAAGGTCAATGTACAACCCAGAGTTCACACGAATGTCAAACTCTTCTTGAGTAATGTCTTGCACTTCAGTAACACGAGCCGCAGTATAGAAGTTACCTGCTGCAAAAGGTAAATAGATGTTATCGATCGGTACGAACTCGGCGCATGGGCGTTTCTTACTCTCGTCGTACCACATCTTCATGTACTGAGAGCCACCAAGTGGCAACTGAGTGAGCATCTGCTCTTCCTCATCTCGGTACTCTTCAATCTGCTCAGTCAACTGCCAGTTCATGTAATCGCGCTTACGTTCTGCACGATTGACCTTTTCTTCAGTAGCTTCCCCAATAATCTTGGTTCTAACTGGGCCATCGGCTGGGAATAACTCCTTAATTGCCCTTGCCGCGAAGTCCACGCATGCTTCTGCCATCACTGGATGGACTACTTTGGAAGCTCCTTGAAACTGAGCTCCACCGGGTGCATCATGGCCTAAACCGGTTCTGCGTAACCCGTCTTCATACTGTTTGTCACGATCTTCCCTTGCTTCCTTGTCTTTTTCAATCAGATCAAGGTATTTTAGAGCAATCTTATCAAGTTCATACGTGTCAATGCTTGCATCTGCTAGGTTCTCATAAAAATCTGGGTTAGTTTCTGGCCCGTTTTTGTCGTCCAACTTAATAATTGCACTGCCGTCAGGTAGTTCTTCCACATCTGAGTCTTCGTCAAGAATATGAAAGATTGACTCATCGCCTTCAAGATTTGACTCATCTTGAGTCGGTTCTACAAAACGATTGTAATCTTGAGGGATCGGCATTTCTTCAGCCATGTTTCTTCCTTAGTAATTCGATGCGCATTATGTCTATAGGCGTCTCTACTGATCCGCCTTGCTTAAAAGGTACACGATATTGTAGATTGTACATTGTTTGATTTTTAGGGTTGCCAAGAGTTCGCATTGCACTAGCACTTAAATGGCCTGTGCCTATTGGTTGACTATAGCCTACGTTGACCATGTTTGCTTTAGTGTTTGTGCCGTCAGGCGTTTGAACTCTAGCGCCTCCTATACCTGCAATCGCTGTTCCTTCGCCAACTGGGTGCGCATAACTCATATTGAGCAGATGAACTTTAGCTTGCATGGCAGGCGACAAACTAGGCTCTGTAATTCGCCCACTTAATCGACCTCCTGCCATAGGTTGACCATACTCGGCATATCTAGCATTCTGCTCAGTGATGGTGTTATCCGCAGCATTCAGTTTATTGCGCATGAGACCTACTTTATAATCCCCTTCATCAAGCTGACCTCTCATGCCTATGTCTGTAACATTAGAAGTATCAGGAAGTGTAAATTGATTACTGTAGAAATCAGGCTGACCGCCTTCTGCCATGTGGACTGCGCCACCGCTTTTCTTGTTCAGAGGGCTGTCTGGATTAAACGGGTTTCTACTTCCAGGCACAAAACCAACCCCGCCACTGCCTCTAGGCGATTTCGGCGCCTCAGGCGTAGGTAAACGTCCCATGTCTTGGAGACGCTCTGCATATGTACGAGGACGAGTTGCTTCTTCAATTGCTGCTTTTTCAGCTTGAGCTTTACGGTTAGCTTCAAATAATGCTTCACGCATAGCTGCCGGATCACCACCCTCTGCCATATAGACTGAGCCGCCATCCTTGTAGCCTTCAGGCTTTTGTTTTTTAAATAGTTGTTTCAGCTCATCAACACTGATAAAACGAGGAAGATCTGGGTGTTGCTCGATAAGCTTGTTAAATTGTTCTGCACCTCTGCCCCAACTGCCTATGATGGCAGGCGTTAAGTGTTGCAGGACACTGCTTGTATCATTACGATCTATAATACCAGCACCTGCTAAGTCACGTCTACCTTCATCAGTGATTGAGTAGATCATGTGAATATTTGGAGGGTTGTTTAATAGATCTAAAGCTTGATCACGATATTTTTCTATAACTGGCTTATTACCCTTGCCTTTAAATTGATTTAATAGCACAGTTGGGTTGTCTTTAATCCACTGATCAAGTTGCTCTGCAGGTAACCCTTTTACATCATTAGGTAGTTCATCCCATCTAGGTGCAACAACATTCATCTCAACAGTTGCATGAGGCTGATTGGATTTATCACGTAAAGTTAAGATCTTTGTGTTACCGCTAGCAACTTCATCTGTATAGTTGCCTACACAGTGACCCATCATCTTGCCTTCATTTTTAAGAACATCATCAAGTTTAGTATACGCATGCTTTTCATTAAACTCTTTTATTGATGACTCTGGGCTGTATGATTCATTACCTGTTGCGTATCCTTTATCATCACGCACATTGTATGCAGTTTGAGCAACATCTTCATGCTTAACTGCATCCCATCGTGTTCCATGAACTTCGTACACGGTGTACCCTTCAGGTAACTCAGTACTCATTTCAGGCAGTTTTAAATCATGCCATTTACTCTTATCGGCATATACTTTAACTGCCGGAAAGTCTTCCATACTCTTAGCTGCTGTTTTTGACATTTGTGCTTCACGATACTCATTAATCTTCGCAACATGTCTTACTGCTTCAGGCAATGTCATTCGCTCTAAGTCTTTAATAGTAAGCGCTAAGTGCTGAGGGACATTACCTGTAATAGAGCTTCTAAGCTCGTCCATTAAATGGTCAAAGCCTAGCTCATTAAACTCGTCGCGATTAGGCATCGTATGAATAGGCGCATTAGGGTTTTTATTTGCCAAAGGTCTAACCCATGGGTAATTTCTCAACCCTTCTAAACTTGCAGGGGAGTTAGCTGCGCTACCTGCTTTTGTGTTTTTGATTGCTTCATCCGTGCGCATTTCCCATTCTTTTCCTGCATCGTTTTTTGCATACCCTTCTGTTGGCATGTTTGCAGCTCTTCGTTTGTCATACGTTGATTCAGAGATCCAAGGTTCAAATTGTAGATCTTGAAGATGACTTATCCCTTGATCAGCAAGATCACGAACTGAATCAGTAGGCGTTCCCATCTCATTTTTAATATAAGGACTAAGTCGTCTGTCAACAAATTGATTAAGCGCTGCAGTTTTTGCAAATTCTTCTTGGTGCTCAGGTGTAAAGCCTATCTCATTAGCTGTGTCTCGCCAGTTCGGCGCTAAGTTAAATGAATCAGGCGCTAATGAAGGGTTAATGCCTTGCTTTAGAGTTCGTAGATGGTTGTTCAACGTGCGGTCTAGCCAATTACCGCCTTTTTCTTTGACTGATTGCTGAATCTCAGGCTTAGTAGCTAACTCAGCCTCCATTTGCGCCACAGGTGTTGCGCTAGCAATCGGCATCCGGTAGTACTTAGGCTTGCTGGAGAAGACAAGCTCACCTTTGGGGTTTCTAGTGCTTCGGTACAGCGCATTACTAGGCTCTACACCGATAGGTGCTCCTCTGCCTCTAGGGCGCCCAAATGCATCAGGCGTGAACTGAGGAAGAGTGCCTTCTACGTCTTTTGGGTCTTTCTCCCACGGATAAAATCGCTGTAGTTGATTTTGCTCTAAGTCACTTCTGCCTAATGGCGTCTCTGCTTCTATCTCGCCATGAATGTGTTGATAGCGCTCAATCGGATCTGTATTAGGAAGTAAGCCGCCTTGCAGCTCATTTGCATACCGTATCGCTTGTGGGTCTACTTTATGCGGCAGTAAAAACTGTTTCTTGTACATCTTAGCAGCTTCTTCAGCTGAGACATTGTACTGTTGCATAATCTTCTCAAGAAACTGTGCAGTCTCTGCTATTTTCTTGGAAGGGAACATCTCAGAGTTACCGCCTTGTTCCCACCCTTCTATAGTTTGAATCTCATGCGTTATCTCATGCTCAATTGCTTCTTTAACAAGTCGCGGATTATGCATAATCCCTGAGTCAATAGTCAGAATCTTATTTACCTCGTCGTACTGAGCAGATGCTTTTCCAAGGTTGGCAACTTGCACATTGACTTTTCGTAATGACGGATAAGCGGTGAAGATAGATGGGTGCTCATACACATCAGGCAATTGATGAGTGAGTTTTCCAATAGCTTGTGGGTGTGCTTTGTACACCTCAAAGAACCCTGGGTTGACTAGTGCGCCGACATCCGATAACTCTTGCCTTTGAAAGTTATCGCCCCCTCTTGATGTACCTGTAAGATAATGTATCTCTTTATCTGTTTTATTGCCTGGCACTTCTAGTTCTTGAGCTCTAATCGCTTCAGGCTCGTCCCACAAAGCAGACTTAGGCCCTTGCATCATGTACTGCTTAGTGTCAGGCACTAAGTCACTGAACACTTGCACTGACCCAGTCATAGCAGGTGCAGACTCTGATCGTCTTGCCGCTTGTCTAGCTGCCACATCTGCAATGTCATATGCTGCGTTCTTTAGATTCTCACCGTAGGTCTTACCACCTAAGTTGCTCTCTCTTGAGATGCCTGATTTCGCATTGACATAGTCTGTGGGTATGTTCTTAATCTCTCTGACTCGCTCTACGTTCTGCTTAAGCGCCACTCTCATGTCATCAGCGCTAAGAGCTGGGTGCAAACCCATAAGCTCTGGGAGTGGGCCTGTTCTTTGTGCTATTTCACCAAGCACGTTTCCAAACTCTTGGCCGGCTTTAGACTGCGCTGGCATGGTGGTGTTCTCCATGAACTTGGACGTGTCTGCATTAAAGTCGGCTGTGTCTGGATTAAGTGCTCGGTTTGCAAGCGCATAAGCCGTGCCACTCGCTACTTGAAACGGAAACTGCACAGCAGGCGTGATGCCTTGCACAAAGGCAGCTCCTGGCATATGCGTGATAGCCGCTTGTATCGGCAATGTCATGCGCTCAAGAAATGACTGTGAAGGCGGTGGAGTCTGAGGAGTGCGTTGTACTGGTTGTTGAACAGGAGGCTGAGTTTGAGGAATCTCTGATACTACGTACGGCACATCTGAGCCGTTAGCTTGGAGAGGCATAGGCCTAGGCATCGATGGCGCATGCGCCATGATATGCTCCATTGGGTACGAGCCGTCGTCACCAATCACATTTCCCATCTCATCATATTGAGTTGTCATAGCGCGCGTATCACCTGTTTTGCAAATCATAACATCGTTTATGGCGATGATACAATGGTTCTATGCCTCTTACCGATAAGCAATTAGAGTTAATTGCTGCCAAGATAACCAAGCACGATGCCGAGCTGTCCAAGATGTCTCCCGAGTGGAGAGCAGCGTTCAAAGCACGTCTTAAATGGCTGACAATCGCCCTACCCCATCAAATAGAACCGAACACTGACTGGTCCATCTGGCTGCTGCTAGCTGGGCGAGGTGCCGGCAAGACAAGGCTAGCCGCTGAGTGGGTCTGGTGGACGGCTTGGAGCCAACCTAAGACTCGGATACTAGTCACTGCTCCTACAAGCAGTGATATACGAGATGTCTGCTTTAACGGAGAGTCAGGACTGCTGAACGTCTGTCCTCCCGAGATCGTAGATAACTACGGCATTAGCTTACACGAGCTGACGCTCAAGAACGGCTCGATCATCAAGGGCATCGCTGCCAGTGAGCCGAGTCGGTTTCGCGGCCCACAATGGCACCATGTCTGGGCTGATGAGCTAGCTGCCTATGACTATCTAGATGATGCCTGGGACATGATTCAATTTTCGCTGCGGTTAGGCAAGAAACCGCTGATGGTCTGTACCACGACTCCTAAGCCTGTGCCTAAGATAGTAGAGCTGGTAGAGCTGGACGGCGAGAGTGTCCATGTTACCACTGCCTCCACGTACGCTAACATAGCCAACTTAGCTCCCACATTTCAGAATCAGATTCTCGCATACGAGGGCACTGAGATCGGCCGCCAGGAGATACACGCCGAGATTCTCAACCCAGAGGAGAGCGGACTCGTTAAGCGGAGCTGGTTCAGGCTATGGGATGCTAAGAAGGCATTTCCTGAATTTAGCTACGTGGTGCAGAGTTATGATGTAGCCACTAGTGATAAGACGGTGAACGACCCAACTGCCTGTGTGGTACTAGGAGTGTTCAGACCGTCAGAAGACAAGGGCAACCGTGTCATGCTCATAGACTGCTGGAGCGAGAGGCTACTCTACCCTGATCTAAGGGCTAAGCTGCAGGACGAGTACACAGAGGTGTACGGAAACCCAGATGAGTTTGGGTCAGGCAAAAAGGTAGACTTAGTGCTGATTGAGAACAAGTCTAGCGGCATAGCACTAATTCAAGACCTGCAACAAACACGAATCCCTATAAGAGGCTACAACCCCGGATCGGCTGATAAAGCCACTAGGCTGAACATCATCGCTCCAATGATAGAAAAGGGGCTCATGTTTCTGCCTGAGTCGGGGTCGGTGGATGGACAACCTAGAAGCTGGATACAACCCTTCGTTAGCGAGGTGTGTAGTTTCCCACTAGGGCGACATGATGACTACGTGGATGCTCTATCGCAGGCACTACGGTACCTTAGGGATAGTGGCATGATCACACTTGACTATGTCCCTGACAATAGCAGTATGTACGTGGATGATGACAACCCTCGGCCGAATCGGACTGAGAATCCGTACTCGATGTGAAACATGCCGGAAAGGCATGTAGCAGAACTGCAGAGAGCTGCAGAAATATGAGTTCGTAGTGCCAAGTCCTTGATTGCGTTACACAAAGTACGTAGCGCTGAGCTTGAAAGTGTTTACTTTTAGTTGTAAGGACTGCTGTATTAAAGTGTTTACTTTTAGTTTAAAGTACTAGGCACTGGGCAGCTGACCTAGCGCGCCCTCAGCAGAAGTCTCGAGGTCCTATGGGTTCTGAGAGCTTAGCGCCAAGAATCTGAGCACAGCCACCAAACACGCGCTCTGAAACCCACCGCATCACACAGTGGGTTTCAGAGAGGTTGAGAGCTTAGATAAATTCGATATAGATGTAATCTGATAAAGTAACTTCGCAAACTTCACCATTCGCTGGGAGAGTTTTGAGATATTCCAGAATCGATTTTTTCTCGATATTTACGTAGAAATCTGTGCCAGAAATCTTAGCTTTGAGTTTCGAAGGAAAGCATTCGATGTTTTTAACTGCAAATGAATTTTTCATAATTTAATTCTCCTAAAAATAAACTCCGAAATAGAGTTTATGAATTCATAATATATTGTTCTAAGAAAAAGTACATAAATTTATTAAATAATTATTTCACATCGTAACATAAATTATTGTACTTTTATTTAGAAATGTGATAGCTAATTCTTAGAACTTTGTCACATAGTGAAATGAAATAAATTAAAATAATATGTACTTTTTCTTAGAACAATATAGAATAGAACTCATGGAAACAAAATTAAAAAAGGAGAAAAAATCTAAAATCTAAAAGCTGAGAACAGAATCTGACAGCTCAGCACTTGGCACAGCCCAAAAGCACTCAGGGATAATCCACTCCTGCGCGTAAATCGAGCTACAAAGCGCTCTGTTTCTAGGTGCTCGTCAGATTCTGAGCTCAATCTCTGAAAAACTAAAGGATCGACTGAAGCTTAGCGCTCAGTTCTTCTCCATGTCGATCGTCTTAGGGTCTTGGAGACTGAGCAGTATGTCATTCAGAATCTCAGTGCCGAGCGATGCGTGAGTCTCGAGTTGAATCGGGGCTCCATCTACACCACTGAGCTCTACCTTGCTCCGCTCTGAGTACTTAGCAGGAAACCGAGCAGCCATGATCTTGTTGTAGACATTGCCATTCAAGCGTTGTCCTCCAGGAGTTTCCAGAACGTTCTGCAGACCTAGATCTTCCCAGTAATGTAGTTCTAGGTTCTTAGCCGTACGCAAGGCCTGGAAGAACTCAGGACGCTGCTTGGCCCAGTTATCTAGACAGTCCCAACTTAAGTCTAACTCTCCTGCAATTTGCTCTTTGGATTTACCCTCAGCGCCAAGCTTTATGACAAGATCGATATACTCTTCTTTGTATTTCGAATTGCCGTGAATCTTCTTCGCAAGACTCGTTTCAGCCATGTTTCTCTCCTCTTTTGGTAGTTCGATCATATCTTGCTTCTAATGGTGGGAAAACCCCTGTAACAAAATCAGTAACAGTAACCAAAGTAACGTGGGGTAAACTACTATACAGTACATATAATAT